GCCTGTCAGCAGTCTGTGTACCAATAGGAGACGCAGCGTAGTTAGGCGTTAAAGTAGTGCCTGAACCCTTAATCCAAGCACCATTATCAAACTGCTCTGTGTAGTTCAACAGATTCCTAATGCCACCCTCTGGATGTCTGGCTAGTACAGGACGCTTAGTGGAGGTAGGCTGTGTAGCATGGTTGCCTAGGACTTCTTTGACTAATACGTTGTCTACAGTACCTGTAAAACCACCTTGGCCTCTCAGCATAAAGCTAGAGTTAGTTGAATTAGCTTTTAGAAAAAAAGTATAAGTACCTGCGGCATTAAAAGCCACACTGTCTACAGTAGTAGTTCCACCAAATCGACCAAGAACAGAACCTTGACTTATAGACACTATAGTAAAAGTTACTGAATATACTTTGTTTTCTTCAAGCGCAACTCCGTTTTGTCTGAGGTTTTGACTTGTTACGCCATTTGCAACACCTACACCACCTGAAATACTCCAACCTGTTCCTTTAACCCAATCACTATCAGCAGCAAAGTCACCGTTAGTAATTAACTCAGAACCTAGCTTTAAGCCTTGAGACTTATCAAGTATAGTTCCAACAGGCTGACCAATAACAGCAGGTGCTGCTGATGTATCGTCTTGAAGCATTGTAGTTAAATCGGAAGGGTCATACCACACACCCTGCTCTCCGTTAGAGAACAGGTTTGCAATGGCATCACCAAGAAGGGAGCGCGAGGCTCCTAGTCTGTTTACACCTAATCCAAACATGGCTTACACCATTGAGGTAATGTAGGCGGAACCGGAAGAGCTAGAGGTAATAACGGAAACAGTATCCCCTGTAAAGACATGGATGTACTCAATGGCATTTGCAGGTAGATATGAAGAAGAAGTAGTGGCTGTGCCTGTGACGCTATAGAAGCAGTCTGTGTCGCTTACGATGCGAGCTACACGAATACCGGCAGCAGTTGCAGGAGCGGAGGCAGCAGAGCCTGAGAGAGATACTACGGAAACTGTAGTAGGACGAAGAACTTGAATTGGTTTTGCGTTTGCATCAATTGTCAAAGTAGACATAATAATTTTCCTATGTAAAGATAGAAAGGCGCTATGGCCCGAAAGTAAAAGAGAGAGGCACCCTTATGGATGCCCCTCGTCTAGTTTGTTACTTAGCCTGCTACGTTAAGTACGAAGCCTGCGTCTGGACGGAAAGTCTTAACACCGTACAGAGTGTCAGCAGTGTACAGGTTCGCAAGGAACTCCTGCTTGTACTGAGTCTGTGAACGAATGCCCTGCTGTTCCGCAAGGATGTAAGTGTCCTTGTGAATCAACTGAGCGGCACGAACACCTGTCTCTGGAGTAGCTACGTTAGTAGATACCATTACGTCGATACCGTACAGGTTACCGATGAGGCCGTTTTGAACAGTCTGTCCGCCAGTGAAGTCACTGGAAACATAACGCTCAAGTCCCATGATAGAGTTACGTACTGAAGGTGGAATTACGAAACAACGGTCGTCCATAGGAACGTCTGCGTCATCCATCTTCTGAATCAAAGCACGGAAAGCTTCGTCGGTAAACGCTGTGTCAACACCGCCTGCTGCGTATGCTTCCAAACCACCGCCTGATGCTACTTGGTAAGAAGCACTGTTGACCCAAGAAGAGCCATCGCCATCACCAAGTGACTTACCCAAGTCCATGATGTCAGTGTCAATCTGACGAGCTAGGGCGTAACCTGCGTCACTGGTGTAGAACTGACGAAGAGAAGACAAAGCCTGAGTCTCAGTAATATCTTCAATCATACGAGAGTACTCGTAGTGCTTGTCGATGGCTACTGCTACGTTACCTTCTACGTTGTTCTGGATGGTAACAGCAATGTTTTCTGCTTTCTCTGCGGCAACGCCACGGATAGGAGCAGGGATGTTTACTGTGTCGCCTTTCTTGCCAGTCATAGAGAGTTTCTTGACTTTAGGGGCGATAACTAGGCTCTTCTCATATGCAGCGCGAATCTCGTCACTCCATAGTTTAGGGATGAACGAAGCTGCTGAGGTGTTGTCTACGATTGCGTTTGCTTGTGGATATGCGCCTGCTGGCATAATAATATTCCTTATAAAAAAAGTTTAGGTTTTTACCTAACCCTTCCTTCTGCATATGCCTGTGTGATTTCATCAGACAAAGACATATACCTGTCAGGGTCGGTTTTCATTAGCTTAATAATGTCTGAGCGTCGATAAACTTTCTTCGCTCGCTGTTCGCCAGTTCCTCTAGCGGTGCCTGTTGAGGCGGATTTAACAGCGGCTTTCCGTGTGTCCTTCTCAGTAGAAGCAGCTTGAGCTACTACACCTTGACGTTCTTTCCAGTTGGTAAAGAGTTCGTCTGCGGCATCGTAGTCGTACTGTCTGTCTGCCTGAGCAAAGAGCTGTGTGCGAATCTTAGAGGATTTAATCCAATCAACAAACTTACCGTCCTGTACAATTTCATTCATGTCGGGATGACGTGACTGTAACTTACTTTGTGCGGTCTGTCGTTGGTTGTTTAGATTAGCTGCCTCTGCCTTCTTAATTGAAGGGTGATTAGCAATAGCTCTTTCGACTGCCTTGTCGGGGTCGGAAAAGAAATCAATATCTTCAGCTTCAGTTTCTTGTGTTGGTGGTGGTGTCGAATCGAGTTGTGTCTGTATATAACTATCGACTACGGAACGTAACTCCCCTACTTCTCCGCTTTGCTTTCCTAGGAGCTTCTCAGCCTCTTGGTGCATCCTTACAATCTCTGCGGTTGACTTTCCTTTGTACTTCTCTGGGACATCATCTTCATCGGGAGGTGTTGGCTCTGTTGAAGCTTCCTCTGGTTGAAGGTCATTGATGTTGTTAAGTTCTTCGTTGTCGTCGTCTAGACGCTCATCTTCTATAATGTTTGCTGCCATTATTAAACTCCGTACCTTTTAGTATTATGGAGGTGGTTATTATGCGAGGGTTCATACACCATTATGAATTTGCCTTGCGTTCTTGTTTCAGCTTCTGCTCTCGTTTCTTACACCAAGCATCGGTATTGACACCGTTGTGCTTATCAGTCCAAGTCCCGAAAGAGTTTAGCTGCTTTACTGCCGATAGTCCACATTCGTTGCAGACTACCTCTCTAGTGTCGCTACTGACGAATCGTTCCTCAGTGTGTCCTGCTTCACATTTAAAGTCGAACAAAGGCACTACTCTGTGCCTAAGTCGTCGTATGCGTTACGGACTTGCTCTTCTAGGTTTAGCAACGTAGCAATGACATAGAGTTGTCCCTTCCTGAAGAAGAGGTCTTGTTCATTCTTCGATGCTTCAACTGAATCAATACCTTTAGCATTTGTTTCTAAGTCCTCGGTTAGTGTCTTCCAACCATCTGTACGGAACATAGAAAGCATTTCTTCGTAGTATTGTTCTAATTCTTTGTTTGTTTCTTCAATCATTTAACTGTTTCTCCTTCTAAAGGACAGTTTGTTATAAGTAGGAGTATATCTATAAGTATACCCAAGTAGTAAATAAGTAAACATTAAAGTATACTATAGTATTATTATAACATACTTTTAATCAAAAGTCAAGCTTTATTTTACTTATTTGTAGCTACCTACTGTCATCTTGTTCTTTTTGTTCTTAGCTGCACGTCCGCCACGCTTAGGTTTAGCAGGACAAGACTTTGTTTTCTTTTTACATCCACCTTTCTTCATCATAACTACTTCCTCTTAGACTTAGCGCCAGAGCATTTCCAACGCTTACGTGATAAGTTGTTAGGTGTGTTAGGGTCATTCTGCTTCTTCTTAGGTAAGCCTTTCTTAATGCCTAGACTTCTGGCACAGTAGCTGTCGCCCTTGGAAGTCCCCGCTCTTACACGGGAACCTCCGTCCTTAGCTTTGCCTGCCTGTCCGTAGGAGACTTTCTTACCTGAGGAAGTGACTTTAACCTTTGCTTTTCCCTTTCGTGGTTTTGCTGTTGCCATCTTTTACTTCCTTCTCTAGTTTCTCCACCCTCTCAGCTAAGGCCGCAAAGGAAGCGTTGAGTTCTTTTAGTACGTTATTGAACT